GCTGATAATTTTCTTTTAGATTCTTCAGACCAAACTTTTCCTTTAGCAGAATTTGACATTTTTTCTCTAGTTTCTAGTGATGGACTATGTCCACATATTCCTTCTCCTCCTTCTGTAGAATTTGTTAATTTATATCCCCAAGATCTATATAACTGTATATACCATTGTTCTAAAAATACCCAATTATCATTATCAGTTTCATCAATTATAACCATTTCTGGTTTAATATTTTTGTTCTTTAAAGACAATAACCAATTATTTTTATGGTTTCTGATTTTAGAACATTCACTGACGTGTTGATTATAGCGTCTTTTTAGACTTGTGGTCTTTCCAACATATCTAACTTGGTTAGTTTCTGGATCAATAAGGATATAGATGTAAGTTTTCATACTTAAAGATAAGTATAAATATTCACATTAACAAATCAATTTTCCATCTCATAATCTTCTATATGTATCATAATTTTACATTGAATTTGTGTTTAAACCATTGATTATTCTAGCCTTGGGCTTGTTTTTTTCTGCTTTCTTTAAAGCTTCTCTAGCAACTCTTCTCTTGTGTTCAATTTCTTTATACTCTTTTACTTGTTCTATAGTTATAAAACCTTTCTCAAGAGCATTCTTAACAGCTTGATCACCTGTTGGCATGTGTTTAGCAGCTTGTCTTTTACGCCTTTTTCTTCTTTTTTCTAATGCTTCTTTTGTGAACTTTCCCATAATTTATTCAGTATCATTAAAGCGTTCGTATTCTCTAAACTTTGGATCTAATGTCCTTCCTTCATTGTCCCAAAATTGGTCACAATAATATTTACCCTCTTCACGAGGTGATTCAGAAAAGATTGTTTGTCTAAACTGATTCCATGGCGCTGTGTGCCTGTAGCACGTAAATTTCATTGGACATTTCAAGTCCTGACACATTTGTATATCAGCCATTATTTTTTTGGTTTTAACTCGTCTACTCTATTTTCCTTACTTGCTAGTATACCTCTACCAAACCAATATGCTTTAGTTTCAAACTCCTGCTCTTTCTCCATATCCTTTGCCAATCCAATGATTAGTTTAAATTCTTCAATATTTGGATATAATGGTTTTAAATTATCAATAAACCATTCCACTGCTGTTTGTTTATTTTCCATATTAACATGCAGCGTAGCCAAAGAATATATATGTTCCTTCTTTCTCGTGTGTAGATTTCTTGTATTTAATACAAGCTACATTAGCATCTTGATTAGTAAGAACTTTCTCCATACGCACAAACGTTGTGTTCTGTGATTTCTCTGTATGCTCACGAGCATATTTAACAGCATCAGTCTTAGTTTTAAAAGACTTCAATTGTCTATCTTCCCATCCTGTATACACATTGTATCTCAGCTCCCATTTACTGGTGCCTTTAACCACAGATTTAATCTTGTTAGTATTCTTAACAGGAGATTCTTCTTCAATGACATAACAATCACGCTTACCTGCATTCTCTAGCATGTCATCAATAAACTGACGTCTTTCTTTCTTACTCTTACGAAATTCAGCAGTGACATCTCTAAAACTAGTTGTTGTACTAATTGTACCATTGTAAGCATCTTTACCATGCTCTGATTCTGCTGATTCTACAGCTAGTGCGTACGCTTCGCTAGCATTCATTCCTCTTTGTCTTGTAATAAAAGCTTCTGCTCCCATGATTAGTCTAATTTTTCTAGTTGAAAGTTTACTTTGTATTTACCTATGCATTTAACCTCAAAGATGTATATTATATTTACATCTCCTTCATCTTCTCTTAAATCAGCAATTGCTTGCTCTTGTGAGTCAGCAATATAAATTTCTGTATGAAGATAGGGATCAGTTGTAGCATGATAATGCACTTTATCTATTGGTTGTACTGTTGGTTTTTTAGCCTTTGCCATGTTTTTATTTATTTAAAATGTGTAAAAATTATAATATGTAAACAAAATTGTTTACAATGTAAAAAGCCCCTGCTTTCACAGAGGCTTTTAGATTAACCTAATATTTTACGCCACTTCAGTTGTGTATCGTAAGTATTAGTTACATACTCATTGAGTTCTTTCATCGCATCTTGTATATTTTCAAAAGGAATTTCTTTGCATCCCACCCTTACAATACATCCTCTGCTTAAAAACCTAATCGTAACTTCATATCCTTGGAGACATTCGTTGTTAGATGGTTTGGGCACAGTTACTTCTTCTCTACTACGAAGAGGTGACTCTGGTAACTCTTGTTCTGTGTTGTTCATTTTTTGTTTGATTTTAATTGTGAAATAAAAAAGCCCCAGATATCTCTGAGGCTCAAAGCGTTACTATTTGTAACAGTTTAGATAATTCCTAAAATTGGTAGTATTACTACCAATATGTGTCTATTATTTTCGAATTGTGCCTATTTTTTTAACAAAACTTGTCAAATTATGTTACACAATTCGACTATTTGTCGAATTAATGTGCAATATTTTACACTTTAACTACTCCAAGTGTACATCCAAACATTGATAGTACTTGTAAAATACTTTCTAAGGTAAGATTACTTTTTCCTTGTTCTATTTTACGTATAACATTAAGTGCCACACCTGTCTTTGCAGCAAAATCAGGTTGTGTTAATCCAACTCTGTTTCTACTTTCTTTAACAAACTTTGCAATTCTTAAAAATTCCATACCTTTACCATCACCTAATAGTTCGTCAATTTTATGAGTAATTAGTAAAGGAGTTACTAGACAACTGTTTAACAATAAAGAATTATTATTAATCTCTTTCTGTATCCAGTATCTCTCTCTATTATCTAAATCATCATTTACACTAACATATTCCAAAACTTTAACAACAGGAGCATGACCTATTATTCTTAGTTCTTCTACCCATTCTATTACTTTATCAGAATGACTTTTACTTAAGTGTTGCATTGGTCTTGTCATACCTTGTGTAGACTTTCCTATGTAATGTATAGCATCAGTAAATGGACAACGTAATGAGTATATTAATCTTTGCTCTTTCATATTATATGTATTTATATACAAATATAACATAATAATCTTAATAGTGCAATATTATACCCTTTCGCATATAAATATATTCAATTGGCACTTTTAGTAGCAAATGCATATAACTAACACTAAGTGTTAATCATAATATCCTCTAAAGAACTTCTTCATCTTTTGTAAGAATGTAGGCTGTTGATCTTTAAGCATATGCGCTTCAGGTGGTATTGTTGTATGGATGTGTGTTGTATCTATTGGATCCTCAACACGTAGTCCAAGGTTTAGTTCAAACATACCTAACGTCATCTCAGCTCTCCTCTTATTACATTTAAATGTTTTCTTAATAAGTGGAATAGCTACCTTACGCCATTCTAATGTTTGTTCTGTTGTCAATGTGTACACTCTCCAGAACTCTGGTGTGTTCATTGCGTCCTGATAGGTGAGACCTATCATTTCCATTTGCATAGAGACCAACTTCCTGTTAATCTCTTCTCTTTGTTTTTCTGTTCCTGCCATATTATTTTAATAATTTATGCCACCATTTACTAACAGCTTTTATAGGTGCTTGTATTGTAGATACTTGATCTAATTGCTTTTCTAATGTTGCAATACGTTGTATATAATTAGTTTCACGTTCATCACCTCGTTTTTTCATTAAAGATAAATGTTTTTGCATCTTACTAAGCAATTCGTCTTTTTCAACTATTTGGCCACTTATTTGGTGCACAAATAAAGGATTTGTTCTATTTCCCAAAGTTAAATAAACCATTTTTTCTTGTGCGAGCTCATCAAATTTTTCTTTATATGCCTTATTCTCTATTTCTAACATTTTATACTCATGAATTGACATTGTAATTGTTTTTTCTACCATACTAATCTACTTTAATTAATGTTTCATTTTTTGATGACTTACCTTGTCGAACTTCATAATTAACTACTGTAGGTTGACTATCTGTACTATCTTTAGGATACATTATCCAAATAGCATGATCTCCATCAGATGGTACAACCCTCATTAGTTTGTATGTTTTACCATTGATTATTATGAAATCTGAAGGAGCTTCGACTATATCTCCCTTTTTACCACATGCAGACAATAAGGCTACACATGCAATTACTGTTATTAATTTTTTCATTAAAATAAATTTAGTTGGTTTGCGATTATTACTGGTCTTTTTTTACCATTGTAATTAATCTTGTTAATAATTCTTTCTGCTCTTTCTATGTAATAAGAATGATTAATATTATCTAGAGGATGATCCTTAGATAACTTATTACACACTGTCATTACCCATTCGCCTGCTTCCACTTGTGATATTGATGCAGCGTTGGATAGACACTCTGGGTTCTTCACTTTTAACAGCTTTTCTCCTGTTATAGATACATAGAATCTAATGAGCTTATTATATATCGTAGTTCCCTTTTCAGACTTTCCCTCGAAGTGGAAATCTCTATTAGCTTTCTGACGCATTCCAAAGTCATAAATGTTTCTATGCCCCATAATAAATTCACTGACACTTGTGCCATTAATGAAGTATTGTTCGAGAGCCAAAGGAACAACCCTAGCAGACTTGTTCTTATGCAACTCAAAATCAGTGAGGAAATCGCCTTTTTTCTTGATTTCTCCATCTGTTTTAACTGCAAGGTAATCGTTGACAGTCGAGAAGATAATTTTTGCGTAATCTGTTCGTTCCAGCTCATATTTCGTTAAGTTTTGCCACCAATCATTAATCTCATACATTTTATCAAGATGTGTCTTTTCTATTCTGACTGTTACACCATCTGTATTAGCTGAGATTACATGTATACCTGCTAGTTCATATGCTTCAATAAGCATAAGCAAACTAAGCTCTCCAGTAATAGTAGTGAACATAGTAAGCTGTCTATCGTAGATCCATGAAAGCATATCAGAAGACTTACCAAATACAGAATTGACAGCAAGCTTAAGAGCCCCAACAATACCTGCAATGCGTTTGTCTTTCTTAGCTTGAGGCTTAAGTTCAAGACGCCTCCCAAACATACGCTTATAACCAGTAAGAAACTTTTTACCAAGATGTTGAGGATACCTGCCATTATTGATAATGATAGCAGGATAATAACTAGACACATCCCAATCAATGATTTCAAACTGCTCATCAGCTTCAAATACTTCTGGTTTGTTCTCTGTGTGTAAACCTCCTTTAGCAAACGTATAAATGTTGCCATAAAAATTTATGCTTTCTTTAAAATCATCATTAATTCCTAATACAAGACTATCTATATATTTCTTAAAATTAATAAGCTGTTCAGTTTGAAACTTTACATAATCAGGTCTGCAGTTTTTTACAATGATTTTCTTTCTCCAGAATCCTGTGCGAGGTAAATTACCATATGATATTTTCTCCTCTTCACAATAATACTTCTTGATCATCTCATCACCAATCTTACTATCTGAATAGTTAAGACAAGGAATGTTAAACTCCTCCTGGATATCAAGTCTTAATTGTATTTGATTGTTAGCCTTGTATAATGGATGAATGGTATTACCTATTGTCACTTTATAAAACTCATGGGTTGCGTAAACATCATTACGACAATATTCTCTAGTGATATCTATTTCTTCTTTAGACATATTAGTTTTTGTATGATGAATGGGCATTTCCTCAATATTCTCAAGGTCCATCTCAAACTCTAGTCTTTTCAGACTCACCATACGATTCTTATTGTCATAATGATTAATCTTGAATAGATCAATCTGCTTCATAGATAGATCGCTCTCTCTATATTCAGCAAATACATCATAATTAGCATCATGTATAACATCTTGAGCTTTCTGTGCTATTTTAGCACATATTTCTATCCCTGTTAGCTGATGCCATTGTTCGTAGTTGCGAATAACCCACTCTACCACTTGACTGTCAAATCTTAAATTATTGTATCCCACCCAATAATGATTAGGATGATGTTCTATGAATTTAACAAATGCGTCAAGATTGTTGTGCCACTTACTGACCATGAACTCATGTTGTTCATGTAATTCTGGATCAAGTACGTTAATAAGAAACAACTCTTGCATTGTTTCAATGTCATAAATTAATACGTCCATTTATCTTGTATTATATCTATTAGATCTTTAATAGTTAATGCAAAGAAGCATTCGTGCTTTTCTCCATTCCAATAGTTATTGTAACTTTCTCTTGGAATAGCCCACCACAAATCTTCATTATGATTATAATGGAATACATAGTTATATATTTCTGTCATTTCTTTGTTGTTTTATCTAAAACCCAAACAGCTATTCTCATTATTCTAACAATAATATTATAAACAAAGTCTTCTAACCATATGATGGTTGCACTTCTTTGATATGGTTTCATTGTTCAAGAGATGTTCTAGTTTTATTAATTTTGATTTCACGTAAGCCATATTTCTCAAGATATTGTTTCTTGCTACGCATGTGCTCAATTTGCAATTGATTATCAACTGATTTAAATACATTGATAATTCCTTTAATCATTTGTGGTGATTCTATTTCTGGTGCTTTGTTATTCATAGTTCGATTAATTATAGCAGACACCATCACGATGCCTGCAAAGGTTAAAACATAAAAAATTGGATGTAGATTAATCTTCATAATCATCATAATAATCCATTGGATCTATTGCGTCATACATGTCATCTAATGTTACCCAATCAGGTAACTCCATTTTGTTGACATGTTTATCACAATAGGTGATTACTTTAGTATCTTCAATAACTACATCATCTTCGCCTGGTTGTTCTAATGTAGCAGACGATACATGATGAGCCCATTTAATTTCTACACTACAGAATATATCATCCTGTGTTGGATGATAGAAATCTGCAAGCGTTCTGCCTCTTGTTGTGCTCATAGTTATATAGTGATTAATCTTTCGTTATAATGAGTTTTAAAATAATCTTCATCAGCTTTCTTACTAGTGATGCCATTTTGCATACCTATTAGTTGTCCTGCTGCATGAGCATTAGTTATTTGATCTTTATTATCTTGAAGATATCTCTGAGCTATTGTTATAGC